GCTTTAGCAGAATTTTTTACTAATTCTGTTGTATTTTTTATTGTTCCATCTAAATGCTTTAACGAGGCTTCGCCTGTTTGTGTATTTATTACAATCGAAAATTCTAAATTGTTACCCATTTTTTACCCTGACTTTTATATTTTTGCGATTAATATTTTTATAACAATTAAAAGGTGAAACTGAAAAATTATTTTTTATTTTTATTCTATTTGTCAATACTAACAATCAAATGCAAAAACCAAAATGAAAACCAAAGAGAATATACGTTGTAAAGAAGATTAACTATTGATAATCCAAATTTTTTACACAAATCATTAAAGTTAAATCCGCATAAGTTCGATTTTCGTAGAACCACTCCATCATTTTGTAATCGCCGTTGCAAATAATATATAAACTCCTAAATGTCACAATTTCGTCTGGTAATATTATTTCCTCTTTTGTTTTTTTTGTCGATGGAAATATCTCCCTTATACTTTTGGAAAGTTCATTAACTTCCCGTATTGCTGAAAAAAATCATTAACAACCATTCCAAATAAATCTGGCCTGAATGTTTTATCGTTAATATTATCTAAACTACCATCACCAGTTTCTTCAAGTAATAATTTTAATATTTCAATTTCTAACTGTAAAATTTTTTTTGATAAATCTTTTGCTTCTTTTTCTTCTAATTTTTGTGTCAGTTCTTCTAACGGTATTTCACCCTGTAAATCTGGTAAATTTTTCTTGACACCTTCCTGTAATTGAGTTAATTTGTTAAATTTTTTTTGTAATTCATCCACAACATACATATATGGGGGTTTTAAAGTAAAAGTGCCTTCATCTGTGATATACTTTTTTACTCTTTGCTTTAAATCAATTACTTCTAAACTCATATTCCTCCCTTAAATTCAACCCCATCGTTATGATGGGGTTTTTATTAAGCTTCAATGATTATTCTTTGTTTATTAGCTGGTATTACAGCCTGAGTAATAGCAGATGTAATATAAGAAGGTAGTGTTGAAATCGTAATAGCAGAATCATTTCTTGTAGACTTGAAAGTAAATCCAACTTTCACAAAGTCCGAATAATCCGCCTCACTTGTGCTACTAATATTACCTGGTGCAAATACCTGCACCTGTTGCTTACTACCAACTGTACCTACAAGATATAATAACATAAAATATTTATCTCTTGCGTATTCCGCTAAATCCATTGTATTTTTATCAGCCTGTAATAAATCGACGGTAAATTCATAACTATCCAATGTAGCTGATTGATATATAGTAGCACCAGAGCCGTCTTTTAATTCTGCTGTTTCTTCATTTGGTTTTATTTTGGGTGCACTCATTCTTGGCATAGTTGTCCAAGCTGCAGCCGTAACCCAAGCACCAGTTGAAGAACATTCAACAAGCCAGCCAATAGCCTCAGAATATCGCTTTACTAAATTACTATCTCTGGTTAAAGTTAATGCCATTGTTCTCTCCTATAATTTAATTTTAATGCTGTGCTATTTTGATAAAAAATTTCGAAAGGTATTGGAAATACCGCTAAATGTCCAAGAATAATATTAGTGTCAATGTGAGTTATTATATTATTCTTGACAAGCTGTATTCCAAAATAAGCATCTTCACCAATTACAAGTTTATTTTGTTTATCAAAGTATTCTATTACAAATTTGAAATAAGGGAATTGCAATTTTTCTAATATTTCTGTTTTAAACAAAATGCAACCAGTTCCTGAAAAAATATCTTTTTCAGAAATCAATCCCTTAAATGCATCCGTATAGAATACTGGATAAACATTATTATCTTGATAGTGAAAATGTGCGTATCGAAAAAATTGATTTTCATCAGGATATCTTACTTTCATTAATGGTGCTACGCAATCAACGTTATGTAACAATAAACGGTAAGGTAAATCAAAATCGAATTTCATGTCCGAATCAATCATCATAACGTGAGTGAATCCATTATCAAGAGCTAAATTGCAAATATTATTTCTTGCAATTTCAATTGGAAATTCTTTTTCGTAATGAATCACCCAACCGTTATCGTTCACGTAAGAATCGGTACCTTGATAATTTAGATACCATTTGCCGCCTATATAACTTTTCATCTTGTCAAGACAAATACGAAATTCATCCATCATTAAATCTTTATTATGCGGTATCCCAATAAACAAACGCACATTTTTTTCAATATTTAATTTTTGTTCTTTTGTAATTGGTTCGATTTTCATACTTCCAAACAAGTATATTGTTGTTCAAAGATTACTATATCAAAATCGATAAAGTATAGTTTATCACCTTGAGACATTTTAAAAACACTGTTAAGCCCTGCAATTGGCATTTTACCATCTAATGCGGTGAAGGTCTGAGATAGAAGAGTATATATATTGTTTCTGTTGACATAGCTTTCAATAAAATAAATTGAAAATGTAAGTGCACCAGGATACATTCCTTCATAAGGGTCACACCCCTTATAACTCACAAGGATTAAAGGGAATGTATTTAGTTCTGCACTTACAAAACTTTCTGGATTGCCAACATAAACTTTTAAATCACCTTCACTCGTGATAGCATTGGCCAAATAAGTTGCAAGTGAAGTTTCGATAGTTGATATTGCTGTGCTCATAATGATATCCTTACAGAAGTTAGTTTCCTGAATTGTTCATCATCTTCAATTGATTTTGATTCGTTTACATCATAGGAATACTGAAGATTTGAAATCTCGTCAATAAACTCTTTTTCATATAATCTCATTTTAGTTGCAAAATTATCATCTTCTTTTCGCGTTAAAGAAGTAAATATTTTTTGCAACGTCTTATAAATTATAAGATCATCAAAAGTTGTTTCTACGAGATAAATCGAACCAGTGAAACTAATTGAAGTGTCAACAGTTAATTTATAACGGTAATATTTATATTCTGCATCAAATAACTGTGATAGAGTACCAGCACCATCTGTGTTTTTGATTGTAGTGATAACTGCATAATGTTCTAAATCATTTGTGCCTTCCAGAATGAAATAATTATCTCCAGAATTTTCGCTTATTTCTTTTTTTATCACAAATCTCCTTACACGGTTGAATCTTTGCGCTGGTATCCATTCACCAGTATAATTACTGTCAAGAGAAATGTTATTTGATAAATATAACGGAACCATTATTAATCTTGTATCAATATTTCTTTTGTTTAATTCTATTACCGTTTTACGAAACCCATCCGTGATATGATTATTTAGAGTAGTTGTACTTGACAACCACTCTAACAATCTTGATTCCTTCACTTGCAAATCAGCAATTTGAATAAAATTTTCTAACATCTTATTTCTTATATTTCTTTAGGAATACCGTATATTTTGCGGTTGATTCGCTTGAATTCCCGGCACTCTGGAAAGCTAATTTTAGTTTTGCACCAATAATTGTATTACCACAATTTGCAACTATCTTATACCAATCCAATGATTTCCAACCATTGGTTGTAGCAATAAGAGAATCAATAACCGCACTTGCCGTAACGTTTGAAAGCACACCATCACCATATATTAATGTAGCTTTTACGTTTACGGAGTCGTTAGTTGATATGAAAAACTTGACAGAATCAGCATCTGCAAAATTTACAAATTCAGTCGTGTCCGTTTTGGAATTTGTATAAGATTTTGTAAAATAATATGTATGTGTGCTTCCGTTGTATGAATCTATTTTAACTTTTTGTGTTTGTGCAAAACCAAAAACACTTATAACTAATAATAAAAATAATATTTTCTTCATAGAGCCTCCTTATGCGGTTAATAGTTCAACAATTTTAATATCTTTATCGTGGTCTGCTACTTTTGCCCAAGTGCTCGATGATTGTAATTGTGCGTCAGTTGGATTATTTACACCTGTTAAATTATACTTGACACCAGGAACGTGTACACAGAAATCAACATTGATTACCGCATAATCTGTTCCACCAGCAAGTAAATTATCGTGCCCAACAATAGTGTTGAAATAAGCCATTGCATAATACAAAGAATTATCGCCTAATAAATAGGTATGATATACTCCGTCCTCATAAGTCATTCTATCACTTACCACAATTTGCATTCCGCCGAAAGTTGGGATTCTACCAGTTAGAGCAATATTTTTCCCTAAATCAGAAGCGTTCACAAAGCTTACCAATCCAGCTAATAGCATATCTTGGAACACTTTGGAATGCATAATTATTGTAGATAAGGAATCAGCATTATCCCCAATTTTGAATTTTGCATTAAATATTTTTTGTGCGTCAATTGTAATTGAAGAATAATCAGCTTGATGTGTGCCACTCAAAGCACCAGCAAATACACCTTTTAAGGTGTATAGCATTCTGTCTTCAATTTGTTTTGCAATATATTCTGTCTGTTGTATCATAAAATTCTTGACAACAGAAACACCTGCACGTCTCGAAGCGTTGCTCTCTTCACCTAACGCTATTGCTCTGTGCAAGCAAACTAAAATATCTTTGCCTGTTGTTAGTGGATTGATTGTTAGATTTGTTGCAGGTGTTGGAATCTCCATATTACTGGTGAATTCCTTAACGAATGGCCTGTAATTATAAATTCCATATCTGCTAAAAGGTGGATTCTCATCTCTTTGAACTGCCGCACTACCAATTAGTTTTGCTACTTCTGGAATTTTTGCAGGAATGTATTCATTCCAAACTTCTGGTATTACAAGGCCAGAATAGGTTGTAGCTGCCATAATATACTCCTAATAATTTTTGTTTGTTGATTATTAAGAGCTCCCCCACTGGTTAGCTACTCCCCACCACTGTGGAAAGATTTTTTAAAAGCTTATCGCCACTGCGATTATTGTATAAAATTCTTTAATAACTCTTCAATTACTTCTGGATTCTCCTTCTCTGCTTTCAATATACTTTTACCATCTAACTTTATTTCTTTTTCTGTTTTGATTTTCGGAGTACCAGGGAATAAATGAGTTTTACTATTTTTTTCTACCGATATTTTTGCAATAAGTTTGTCAATTTGTTCACTGTTAAGTGATTGACTAATTTCGTATATTTCAGGGTCAATAGATTTCAATTTCTCAAGTTTTTCTAATCTCTCTTTCTCTTGTTTTTCGATTATACTTTTTCTGAAATTTTCTAATTCCTGATTTACTTTTTTTGTGCTTTCAATATCAGCAAGGAGTTTCTCTTTTTCCTGTTTTGTTTGTTCGTATAATGTTTTGAAATCTTCTTTTTCTTTTAGTCTTTGCTCTTCGATTTCTTTTAGTTTATTTTCCAACTCGCTTGCTTTTTTCTGAAACTCAACCAAACTATTTAACTTACTTTCGTATTCTTTGCTTTTGGTTTCATACTCCTTTAGTTTGTTTTCAAGCTCTTCTTTTTCTTTTAATAGCTTTTCGTTCTCTTCCATTTTATTTTTTATTTCTCCTCTATATTTTTCTTTTTTTTGTACTATCTCGTTCCGTAATTCGTTTATTAGTTCTTGTGCTTTCTCCAATGTTAATGGTTCCCCCATTACTTACTCCTTTTTTTTTCATCTTTAGTTTCTTCTTTAGTCTCATTTTTATTTTTCTCTTCAAGATATTTTATTCTCCCCTCAAGTAGTTTTAGTTCTCTTAAAATTTTGTTTTGAAACATAATGAAATTATCCATTTCAACGTAATTCATATTTATCTCCTTTTATTTGTTGTTTCAACTAAATCACACATACAATTATCGTGGCATTGCGTTGCACCAGAACCAGGTAATCCTAACGCTTTCCATTCATCAAAAGTTTTTACCTGTCCTGCTCTATCAAGACAACCACCACAATGTTGTGCACCTGGATTCATTACCCATTCATACTTTGTTTTGTCATCGAATGCACTCCAAATAACATATTGAGAAACCCCTTTGAGTAATGCCCAGAGTTCGTTGCTTTCATTTTTTTCAAGCTTTGATATTGTGCCATTTTTTGATAATAGTTCTTTATATAAGTCCTCGACTATTGCATTCTCATCTAATCCTAATTCGTTTAATTGAATTATTCTTTCCTGTATACCGCCAAGGAACTCAATCTTATCGAATAGAATAGACTCAAAAAATAATTTTATTCGTGTATTTATATAATCCTCTAAAAAATTTTTGTCTATTGGCATTAGTTTAAATTAAAATTGTTTGGTAAATTGTAATTGTATACTAATAATTCTGTTTTCTTTTTTCTTTTCCAATTTTTTTTTGGTGAAGCTGATAAAAACAATTCTTTACTAATTATATTCCATTTGTTTTGGTTAATATATTCTTGTATTAGTTCTGAAGGATAACAGCTTAACAAGAATTTAAATTTTGCTTTAGATAATAATTCTAATAAATTTTTAAAGTCCTCTTCACTATAGCCTTTATAATGACCCATATTTGCATTAAAATATGGTGGGTCAATATACATAAAAGTATTTTCCGCATTCTTAATTTGAATTACATCTAAAGCGTCTCTGCAAAATATTACTACCTTTTCCAATCTATTAGCTAAATTGATAAAATTTTGTTTTTTAAATAAAAAACCTATCTTTGATTCTTTTCTTCCATAACTAAATCCACTTAATAATATTTTATTAAAACTTAAATTCACATTAACCCATAAAGCCCAAGCTTTTTCTACATCAGTAGCTTCAACCTCACCTTTTAGAATTTGCTTCGATAAATTATATTGATACTCGCTTTGTAAAGTCTGGTCTACCAATTTATATAATTCATCAAACTTGTTTTTCATTACAAGATAAAAATTTATAATCCTATTATCTTTATCGTTTATTGTTTCATACTTGCTTGGTGTTTTAGCCCAAAATACCGCACCGCCCCCTATAAATGGCTCTACATATTGCTCGTGTTCTGGTATTAAAGGTAAAATATATTTTAACATCATTTGTTTTCCACCGTAATAAGCTATTGGAGTTTTTAATTGTATGTTATTCATTTTTGTCCTTTAATTGTCCATTATGTCTATTAAATGTCTGTTAATTGTCCATTATTTTATAATAACAATCTTTGCATATTCGTTTAATAAAATCAAAATCGATAAGAATATTATTGACACATAAGCACAAATAACAAAACTATCTTTATTGCACTCATAACCAAAAATTCTTTTTATCAACCAATGCACGCTCCAATTTTCCATCCAAGATAAGTATTCATCAATCGTTGCTCGCAAAACTATGTAATACAAATAATCCAGAAACCCAAACCACCAAACCACTACACAATAAATCATTACCCTTAAGTCAAACATCAAAACAAATCCTAAACTCAAAAAGAAAAATGAAAATTGCATTACCCTGTATGGTGTCAAGATTATTTTTATATCAAAGTCTGTTTCTCTGTTCGTGTAAACTAATTTCTTTAAAAACCACATTTCATTTTTGTTTATTATTAAACCATAACCAACGGTATCAAATAAACTATTTAACAAAACCCAATTTAGAAAAAGTAAATAATTAAATAATGATTGTAAAAAATAATTTGATAATATATTACCTATTATCAGCAATAAATTTATAATCGAAAATAATATTATATTAGTTTTTTCAAACATTATTTATTCTTATCAATTATTTCTTTTAATGCGTTTGTTAAATTTTCTTTTGCATAATTTGAAGCTTTAACCTGTAAGTATTTCATTAATTCGTTCGATTCCATTTGATTAATTCCAAAAAAATTTGCGCCCTGATTATGTTGACTAATACCTTTCTTTGGAAAGTTTCCTTTGGAATAAGGACTACTCAAAGATAATTGCCAACCTGCAAGGTCTCTGTATGAAAATGTTTTATGTTGGGTAAATTTTTTTGCACCCCTTTTTAATTCCCTTTGTCTTGCCTCCCAAGTCTTTACAAATTTATGTGGTTGATTACTTATTCCAAAAGTTAAAACATTTCCCTTGACATCATAAACAAAAGCATGTCTCATAAAATCGCCAGTTTCAATCAACCTTTTTTCTGCATTAGCAGAAATACCACCACCTTTTTTTCTTTTTCTTTCAATCGTTTTTTGTTTTAATGTAGGGAAACTACTCCCAAAAACTTCTTTTTGTTCTCTAATTCTTTTTTGGTGCAATAACTTTAATTTTTCACCAACACTTTTTAAAATTTCATTCAATTGACTATTTGTTAATAAACTATAAGCCATTTACTCTTTGTTTCCCTATCTTGATTGAGTTTTCAATTTCTTTGTCAAGAATTTTTTTATAATACTTTTTGAAATCCCCAAACAACTCATAAACAATTTTTTCTTTTTCTTCAAAATCCAATTTTCTAAAATCTTCTTTTAGGTTCAAAATATATTTTATTATTTTAATTAATGTTTTTTTATCGTATTTCAATACTTGTTGTGAATAATCTTTATCTCTCCAGTATTTTACAAATTCCTTTTGGTTCATTCTTCTTCCTTCTTTTCATCGAAGTCATAAAACATACCCGTACCAATAAAATGTATATCAAGGTCCTCTGCTGTCAAGAGTTTTGTTTTAATTTTATTAAAATCTGTTAAACATATTACGAGCTCATTATTTTCTTGATAATATAAAGTAATTTTATCTACAAATATTCTTTGATTTTCGATTTTAAGAATAATATTCATTTAATGTTTTTTTATACTTTATTTTTAATTTTTTTAATTGATTTTTATAGTAATTTCTTGCTTTGATTGAAAACAAATAAAAATCAAGTAAATTAACATTAAAATATATTTTATTAGATATTTCTTTACAGTTGTTTAACCAATACTGGTAAACTTTTTCTAATGTATTAATCTCATCAATAATATCAATTATTATTTTATTTCTCTCCATTGATTTTTTGTATATTTTGGTGAACCTATAATTGCAATACCAAGATTATTTAATTTGTTATTATTTTTATCTATATCATGCCATCTTTTTTGTAATTCTTCAAAAGTCATATATTGCCTTCCAAAATCTGAAGGGTCTTCAATAATAAAACCATTATCATCATATCCAATTGCAACAATATAATGCCCATCATCATAATCTAAAGAATAATCTATATTGCTTTTTTCGCTCCAAGCCTGTATATCAAGAATTACAGGGATTTTTTGTTCTATATAATTTTTTACTTGTTCAATTGAGAATTCTCCGCTCTCAACTTCTAAACCGTATTCTTTTGCAACTCTAATAATATCTGTATGCTCGGTGCCCCAATCAGCTGTAGTACCAAGTTTTTGTACTAATTCACTTTCAACTGCATCAAAACCATAATACATAAGAACAGATTGTAAACAAGAAGCTCCGCAAGTAAAATCATAATCTTGTCTTAAATCTGGGAATTCAAGCATAATATAATTTTCTTCTGGTGTCAAGTTTAATGTAATATCTTTTGTTTCAGATAACGATAAATTTATTTCTTTATTCTTTAAAAAAATTTCTTCTGCTTCCTGCGGTGTTAAATCGGAATTATTTTCCCGAATAAAATCAATCGGATTTTTTATATTATATTTTATCATCGTTTCAATTTCTTTTGCGATTTCGTCATTCGATTTTGGGAAAGTTATTTCAGGATAATCTATCACGAGCTTTGCTTCTTTAGTAAATTTATAATCTGGTAAATCTTGCACATCTGCAATTAATTTTATCAGCTCAAAATATCTATTTTCAAAATCCCTTAACTTTGGAATATCATTTTTTCTTAATTGAATTGTTTCTATCTCTTCCATTTGTTTTGCATAGCCCGATTGTGCTACTCGTTCAAGATTAAATGCATTCGGCGAAATTCCACGATTAGACAAAATTAATTTTCTTTTCCAATCAAAATATTCTTTTAGTTCAGAAATGTTTGTTTGCGGTGTTACATATTTAAAATCTGCTTTTGTATCTGGTGTATTATTTTTTAAATTTATTATTGAATCAGGTGCAATT